TTGGGAGCTGTTTCATGGACCAATTCCAGAAGGTTTATTAGTTGACCACATTGACAGAAACACACAAAACAACCACATAGAAAACTTGCGGTTGGTTACCCGAAATCAAAACAATTGGAATTCTAAGGGCCGAGGACCTTTAGGAAAAGGAGTAACCAAAGTAGGTAACAAGTACAGAGCAAAAATCATGTTCAAAGGAGAAACTTACTCGCTGGGTACGTTTGATACGCCTGAACAAGCCAGCCAAGAGTATATAGAAGCCGCCAACATTCTATATGGAGAATACGCACCACAACCACACCAAATTTTTTGACTTGCCACACACCCACCCACATGTTATAATTCACCTAACCCCACAAAATTTACACCCCTATGAAAAACCTACCGAGTCAACACCCTGCGGAAGTGCTTGAAATCTCACCTGAAGCACTGGAAATCGCGAACTGTTATCTTGTAAAACAGAGTGCACAAGAAGTAGCTGATGAGCTCCAAATCTCAACAGAGCTGGTCACCAACATTTTAGCACGCAGAGAAGTTAAAGCGTATATTGATCAGGTGTTTTTTGACACAGGCTTCAACAACCGTTTCCGCATGCGCGACGCCATGGACGCTATTATTCAGAAGAAGTTTCAAGAATTAGACGAGGCCAATGTGGGATCGTCGAAGGATATCCTAGAGATTTTAGCACTGTCCCACAAAATGACCATGGAAACCCTAGACCGGCAGATTCAGCTGGAAAAGCTGAAGGGTTCGAACTTGCGTACTCAAACCAATATTCAGATCAATGAAGGTGGCGGAAGTAATTACCACCAACTCATTGAACGGTTGGTCAAGTCCAATGCTTAAAGTTTCACGCCCAGATATTAGCTCGGATGCCATCACAGACTATCCAGCAGACAAGCGGTTCATCAAGCTGCCTATTGCCGCGTACCTAAAGCTGCTAACTTTCAACGGTCAAAATGTGTACGACGAGCTCAACCGCCCACAGATTGCACTCATCAACGCAGCTAACAGTCCTCAGTACCGTTTTATTTGTGCTGCGCTCAGCAGACGGTTAGGCAAAACTTTTATTGCCAACGTGATCGGGCAGCTAGTAAACTTGATCCCCGGATCAAATGTATTGATCATGTCGCCTAACTACAATCTTAGTTCCATCTCATTTGAGCTGCAGCGTAGGTTCATCAAGCACTTTGACCTAGAAGTTGCAAAAGACAACCTAAAAGACAAAGTTATCGAGCTGGAAAATGGTTCGACCATTCGCATGGGTAGTATCAGCACTGTGGATAGTTGCGTGGGCCGCAGCTACGACCTAATCATATTCGACGAAGCTGCACTGGGTAGTGACGCAGAAAATGCTTTTAATGTAAGCTTGCGGCCTACCCTAGACCGACCAAACGCCAAAGCCATTTTTATCTCAACACCCCGCGGTAAAAACAACTGGTTCAGTAAATTTTGGTTGCGTGGTTTCTCCCCAGAATACCCTGAGTGGATTTCCCTGCACGCGGACTACACTGAAAATACTCGCATGCAGGAGTCGGATGTGTTGGAGGCTCGTCGTGCAATGTCGCCTGCAGAATTTGATCAGGAGTACTTGGCATCATTCAACACCTTTGAAGGTCAGATCTTCGACTTTAGTGACACTTGTGTGCAGGAGTTCGCACACCACGACGGTTGTGAGTACTTTGCTGGACTAGACCCTGGCTACCGTGATCCTACTGCGTTTTGTGTGCTGGCGTATTCTCCATTGGAGGACGTGTTCTGGGTAGTAGACGAGTATCAGGATGCACAGGCTGTAACGGCAAAACACGCTGAGAAGCTATCCGAGTATGTGCAGAAGTACGGCTTAGAAACCATCTTCATTGACTCAGCCGCCGCACAGTTCGCAGCTGATTTAGCGTATACTTATGACATTGCTACTATTCGGGCCAAAAAGGACAGATTACCAGGCATTGCTTATGTGCAGACTCTGGTAGCTCAAAACCGACTGCGTGTAGCTCCGCATTGCACGACCACTCTACAGATGCTGGACCAGTACAAGTGGGACGACCGTGAAACGCTCACACAAGAAAAACCCAAACATGATGCTCACTCACACATGGCAGATGCACTCAGATACGCACTGTACACGTACACCCTGTAAAAGTTTAGGTGTGTTTGGGCTTCGTGGTTGGAAAAATTTTCAGGTTGACGTGGGCTTGCCTAGGTGCTATAATAAGAAAGTTTAAAAATTCGGTGTAAAAATGGCAAAGAACACAGGTAACAAACGTATACCAGTTAAATGGATTCGCGACAAGGCAAAGTCAGCGTATGACAAAAAAGACTTTTGCTACATCTGTGGTACACATGAAGACCTAGAATTACACCACACCCACTCCATTACTCTGCTGCTGAACAACTGGGCCCAAGAAATGCGCTATGACATTTCCACGGATTCCGGGATATTAGCTGTACGAGATGAGTTTATCGAGACTTACCATAAGGAAATCTACGAGGCGGTTTATACACTGTGTAACCCTCACCACGTAGCTTTACACAGTGTCTACGGTAAAGCTCCAGCTCTTTCTAGCGCCAGCAAGCAAGGTACATGGATTGAAAAACAACGCGCAAAAGCTCTAGGTGAACCACAGGAGCCAAAACCTGGGACGAGCTTGAGTTCCTTTGCACGATTCTACAAAGGAACTCCATGAGTTGGTATGATCCCAGAACTTGGTTTCCCACTACTACAAAGCTAAACCCTGCACAAGAAATAATTTCTCGTCAAGAAGGAACCTTTATCGGTTCTGACTTTCAGATAAGTTATGCTCAGGCTTTTGATAAACTAGAGTGTGTGAACCGCGGCGTTAACATGATTGTTAGTGCTTGCAGTAGCTTAGACTACGACATAAAAGACAAAAAGATTGAAGGAGTTGTGCAAGGCGTACGCCAAAAGCAGCTTTTCAACTTACTTAATTTTACAGCTAACCCCTATCAAAGTGCGCAAGACTTCAGAAATAACATATTTACTGATTTCATCTTGGAAGGTAATGTATTCTTGTACTGGGATGGTGTGTATCTTTACCACCTGCCAGCTAGCAGAGTAATGATTGAAACAGATACCAAAACCTTTGTAAGTGGTTACCGCTATATGGGTCAAACCCTATTTAAGTCAAATGAAGTCATGCACTTCAAGGACTTGAACGCACAAAGTATTTACCGCGGCGTGTCACGCTTGCAGAGTGCAGATCGCAATATCAAGATCATGTACAAAATGCAGCTGTTTCAAGAACAGTTCTTTGAAAACGGTGCTGTGACAGGATTGATCTTTACTTCTGATAACACCCTAAGCCAGGTTGCAAAAGACAAAACAATTCAAAACTGGCAGTCACGCTACAGTCCAAAGAACGGTGCCAGAAAGCCCATGATCTTAGACTCTGGCTTAAAGCCGTTTTCTGACCTAACACAGTCGTTCTCAGAAATGGATTTTGACAACTCCATTAAAACACACGACCACAAGATCCTAAAGGCTCTAGGTGTTCCACCTATCCTACTAGACGGCGGCAACAATGCCAACATCAACCCTAACTTACGGTTGTTCTACCTAGAAACAATATTACCTATTGCAGTAAAGTTTACCTCAGCTGTTGAACGTTATTTTGGCTACGACATTCAACCAATCACAGCCAACGTAAGTGCACTGCAACCAGACTTAAAAGACATTGCAGCGTATCACTCAACCTTAGTAAACGGTGGAATCATTTCACCAAATGAGGCCAGAGTTGAACTACGCTACGACACAAAACCTGACGCAGATGATCTCAGAATTCCAGCTAATATTGCTGGGTCTGCAGCTAATCCAGGTGTAGGGGGTGCGCCCGAAAAACCCCCAGCAGCTGAAACGGCTGCATGAAAGGAAAGTTATGGATAAAACAAAAGTACTATACCTAAATAGTGCTTTTTCCATAAAAGATACAAAAGATAGCCTGCCCATGCTTTCAGACAAGATTGATTCAATCTTTATTGAAGGTTACGCTAGCACAAACGACGTAGACCGAGCAGGTGACGTTGTGAGTAGCAGTGTATGGGAAAAAGGCATTCAAAACTATCTTAAAAACCCAATCATTCTAGCTCAACATGACCACGACGATCCAGTTGGACGCATGGTAGACTACAGAATTGATGACAAGGGTTTATGGATTAAAGCAAGAGTATCAGCAGCAGCTGAAATATTTAATTTAGTAAGAGACAAAGTATTAACAGCGTTTAGTATCGGATTCCGAGTAGTAGATGCTGAGTATAATGCTGCCGCAGAAATATTTATGGTAAAGGAACTGGAGCTGGTTGAGATTTCAATCGTGTCAGTACCCTGCAACCAAAATACGATTTTTAGTTTAGCCAAGGCATTTTCAGGTGCTGAGGAATACAACGAGTTTAAGAAACAGTTTGCAGTTGTTGATAATGTAGCTAAAGGGCTAGAAGTCAGCGATGGGGCAAGCAGTACAACACAAAAGGAATGGAACATGAATCCAGAAGAAATCAAGCAAATGCTAGCTGACGCCGCAAAGAGCGCTGCTGAGCAAGCCACCAAGTCCCTACTAGCTGCTCAAGCTGAGCAAGCTACTCAAGCCCAAGCAGAAGCCAAGGCTCAAGAAGAATTTGATGCCAAGGTAAAGGCCGCTGTAGCCGCTTCAGTTAAGACTGTTGATACCGGTGCCGAGCGTCTACTAGCTGAAGTTACTCAGCGCCTAGAAGCCCAAAGCCAAGAATCAAAGTCAGCCCTAGCGGGTCTAGAAGCTGTTCTGAAAGAAAAAGCTGACGAACTAGCAAAACTACAACTTTCAAAGATGAGTTTTGCTGACAATGGTCGTCAAGAAGCAGTTTCTTATGCCGACAAGGAAAAGGCTGTTTTACTAGCCACCGTAATGCGTAAGTCAATTGGCGACACTAATTTTGGTCGTAGCCTACTAGAAAAAGCTCAAAACGTTGGTGGTCATCTACCTTCAGATACTTGGGAACTAGAAGTTTCTTATGCAATGGAAAACGAAGTCCGTCGTCGTCTAGTTGCAGCTCCTCTGTTCCGTCAGATTCAGATGCAAACTAATGCAATGAGAATTCCTCTTAATCCAGAAGCAGGTCTAGCTACTTGGGTTGCAAATAGTGATTATGGTAACAGCAATAATAATTCTTCAGGAGCTACAGCTACTCATGCTCTAAAAGAAGTTTCACTGAACTCATACAAGGTATCAACCCGTGAGTACATGAACTTTGAAGAAGAAGAAGATTCGTTAGTAGTTCTTCTTCCAATCATTCGTGATGCTATGATTCGTCGTTTAGCTCGTTCACTGGATCGCGCTCTTCTTAGAGGTACAGGCCGCACAGCATCTACGCCCGTAGTTGAGCCAATTACTGGTTTAGCACAACTGTACACCAGCACTACTGCCACTAAGGGCTTGATTACTGCTAAGCTAACTGTTGAGAAACTACGTGCTTTACGCGCTGCACTAGGCCCCTTAGGCTTAGATCCCGCAGAAGTTACTTATATTGTAAATACTGATACGTATTACAATCTACTTGACGACGAAAAGTTCCAGACCATGAACCAGGTTGGTCCTCAGGCTACCTTACTAACTGGTCAGATCGGTCAGATCGGTAACTCACCAGTTGTAGTTTCAGGTGAACTACCTCCATTGCCTGCAAGTCAAGCTGATGCAGACAATGCATACGCTACTACTAATAGTACTACTCAGGCCTATACAGGCGGCGCAACTGGTAACGGTAATATTGCTGCTATTGCAGTATACACACCTAACTTCATTATCGGTAATCAGCGTGGTCTACGTATGGACACGCAAGATCTAGTTGAGCGTCAGAGCCGTGTTATGGTTGCTTCAATGCGCATGGGCTTTACACAACTAGTTCCCGCATCTGGCAACGTAAACGGTGGCGGTGTTGCAGTATATCGTTACTTAACCTAATTAATCTACGCTAGATTAATTTTTAAAACTGACAGGAACTTCGGTTCCTGTCTTTTTCTAAGGGCAGACTCTTAGAAAAAGACAAGGAGAAATCATGGGCATTGACTTAGTGACTTTGGCACAGTATAAGGCCTATGTGGGAATTACCAGTACCACTCAAGATGCAGCCATTGTGGCACTCATTCCAAGAGTAAGCGCACTGGTAAAGTCAATCTGCCGCCGTACTTTTGTGGACTGGGTAGATGATAGCAAGGTAGAAAATTTCCGCGGTGGAGACCAGTATGTGTTGCAGGAAACACCTGTGCTGCAAGTGCAGAGTGTGGAGTACAGCTTGGACTATGGTGCCACCTACTCAGAACTCACAGAGTTTACTGACTGGGTGCTGGACCTAGAAAATGACAGCATTGTTCCACTGAAAATTTTAGGGTATGTGCCTGAGTACTGGGACGGTGTGATGAAGCGTGTAACCACACCAACATTTCCCCAGCGCATTAATGGTTACCGTGTAACGTATACCGCAGGTTACGAAACCTTACCAGAAGATTTACGGTTAGCTGTGCTGGATTTAATTACCTACTATCTACGCAATGACTCAGCAATTCACACTGCAAAAACCGGTGGATTTAACACCATGCAGATTGAGTATGTGAACACCACTAACCTGCCCTCACACATCAAGCGTGTGTTGGACTTATATACCGCTAGCTATAACTGATTATGTTACAAGAAGGAAAAGACAAACTAATTAAGATTCTGCGAGAATCACTCAAACAAGATACTCGCGCAGAGTTAGATAAAAATGTACATATTGTTGATTTAAGTAAAAACACTATGATCAACGCAAATAGGATAAAGCCTGAGGAACTTGACGATTTTAGTAAATCTTACGTAACATTTATAAAAGTACTAAAAAGACGTACGTCTTCTATAGATAAGTTAGACAATACATATAAAAATCCAAATTTATCTGACATAACTTTGGCAGTCTCAGCTGTTAGCGATAAAAAAATTAAAGGCGATAAAAAAATTAAAGTCGCAAGTATATGGTTAGATAAAGAAGAGCTTCTAGTTACTTCTGGTTATGACGCTACATCTAGGGTACGTACAGATGTTTATGGCGATCCAGAACTAGTTAATGATGTTTTCTTTGGTAAGTCAAATAGAGTAAGATCTATATATGAACAACTAGCAGATAGAAATATTATTATAGATGCAGGTACTACCCCTAGTGAAGAACAGCTAACACAGCTGTTTCAACAGAGCAAATCCGCTAGGGATGCCTTATACTTATTTCCTGAAATGGTTGCACCAGGCGTAATGTCAAGCAATCGTAATCCTACATTTAATGGATATAAAGTATATAAGCTAACTAGTAAAAGAGTAGGCCAAAAGTCTATAGCCATGCTAGAAAAAGTACGGAATTCTAAAGCATATTCTTTTGTTGTAGTAACAAGCCCAGATAAAAGCGTAACCTACGAGCCTGCTAAAGATTATGTTGGTTATAAAATTTCTGAAGATTTAGACGAACAAGATTATAATGGTAGTCCCGCAATAGTATTAGATACTAGATTGTTGTCTGTAGCAGACGTAGGTCATGCTTATTTCATGGGTGTTGCTACTGGGCAGACTCCATCAGGAAATAAATTAAATATACCGCAAGAAATTGTAGATGCCTTTAGTTTGGATTCTCAGCAAAGCAGTAGAGTAAATAAAGCATTCTTAAAACTACAACAAGATTTAAACAAGGTTCATGGAGCCATAAATTTTGATTTTTATAAAAAAACACTACAAAAGGAAGTGGAAAAAGCAGTAAAAGTTGCGGGAATAAACAACCCAAATATTAAGGGTGCTATAGTAGTTGTTTTCCAAAATTATAAAATAAATAATGATCTAAGTACGAAAGAAAGCAGTATATTAGCAGAATTTAATGCTTTAATCACCCAAGAAATCTTAGATATACCTGGAAGTAATACTCTAAAACAAGATTTAATAGATATTTATTCTAATAAAGTCTTTGTTCCTTTGTTAGAGTTAGGTGGTAAAGCAATAAAAAAGTTAGTTCCAACATCAAACCTTGCAGTAAAGCAGGATATTAAACTTAAAACTTCTGTAACCCAGACTAAAAGACGTTATCCTACTATATCAAGAAGTAGAGCTAAAGTTAATATACCTCAAGCTGTCATACGTAATACGCAAGGCAGATTCACCAGCTTGGCCAATCTCCAGACCCTGCTGAATTTGGCACTCTCACAACAAATTCAGCAGAACATGGGTACCGGCACCAGCAAAAATGTTCTAAACTATCGCTCAGGACGCTTTGCTGAATCAGCTCAAGTTACTAGCATGTCACAATCACGCGAAGGTATGATCACAGCGTTTTACACTTACCAGCGCAACCCGTACGGTACATTCTCCGAAGGCGGCGCTCAGAGTAGTCCACGCACACGGGATCC